ATATGCAGGTACAGGATACGGGTATCAAGCATTGTTTGATAGCTTTGGATTTGGATCATTTTCCCCTGCTATCAACTTTTTAATGATGCCTCTAAACTATGATCTACAAACATTGCAAGCCATTGAGTTAAATGATATGGTTCGTAGATCTAACTATAGTTTTGAGATGAAAAACAATGTGTTAAGAATATTCCCTATTCCTAATAATTCAGAGGCAAAAATGCACTTTGAATATATTAGAGAAAGTGAAAGAATATCAAGCCAAACTTCGTCTGATACTAGTGGTGGTGCTAGTAATGTATCTAATATGCCTTACACTAATCCTTCATATATTATAATTAATAGTGTAGGTCGTCAATGGATTTTTGAATATACTTTAGCTTTAGTTAAAGAAATATTAGGTTTGGTTAGAGGAAAATACACTAATATACCTATTCCCGGCTCTGAGGTAACATTAAATCAACAAGATTTGTTAGCACAAGCCGCGGCTGATAAAGTAAGATTAATTGAAAAATTAAGACAATATTTAGATGAAACTTCTCGCCAAGCTGGTTTAGAACGTAAAGCCGCTGAAGCAGATTTTGCACTTAATGAATTAGCTAAGGTTCCATTTACCATTTACGTAGGATAATATGTGTGCAATGTTTGGAGGCTCTCGAGATGTGAGCTTAATTAGAAAGATGAATCGTGAATTGTTAGGTAATATAATTACCCAACAAGCAGCTTTCTATAAATACAAATTGCAAGAAACCAAAGTAAATTTATATGGTGAGGCCGCAGGGGTAAAATATTACGATGGTCCATTTCTGTTTAACTGTTTAGTAACTAGAATAGATCAACAATATCCAGTAAGTGATATAGGTGTAGAATACCAACAAGGCATGACATTTGCTTTCTTTAGAGACGATCTAGTAGATGCCAATATAGTACCTGAAGTAGGAGATATTATATTGTATCAAGATAGTTACCATGGAGTACAATCTACAGTAATTAACCAATATTTTACAGGTAAAAACCCAGATTATCCAAATAACGAGAACCCATTAAATCCAGGATTAGAAAACTTTGGTTCAAGTATATCTATAATATGTGATACTTATTACATTCCAGCAGATAAAGTTGCAATTTCTCCATATAAAGAACGTATGTAATGGCTCGACCAAGAAAACCTGTACCCAAATCACAACGAGAAATTAGCGAAAATCTCCAAAAAGCAACCGATCCGGTTAGAGGTAATCCTAATGCTAAAATAAATCCAAACGAAAATGAAACGGGTATAGATTTTAACCGTTCTACCAAATTAAGTTTTAAAGACGATACTACAAAGCCATTAGCTATTGGCATACAAGATTTAGATGAGGCGGTATTCTATTATTTTAAAAATGTAATACAACCTTTTGTATATCAAAATGGTCAAAGAATTGAAGTACCAGTTATATATGGTTCCCCTGAAAGTTGGAAATCATTTCAAAAGGATGGATACTATAGAGATAAAAATGGAGCAATAATGCTTCCCTTAATAGCAGTAAAACGAGATTCTATAGCTAAAGACAGGTCTGTAGCAAACAAACTAGATTCAAATCAACCCAATCTATATGCTACATTCCAGAAGGCATTCAACCCTAAAAACTTTTATAGTAATTTTGCTGCTCTAAACAACAGAATCCCGGTTAAAACATTTCATGCTGTAACTGTTCCCGATTACGTTACTCTAGAATACAGTTGTATTGTGCAAACATATTACATGGAGCAATTAAATAAAGTAATTGAAGCCATTGAATATGCTTCTGATGCATATTGGGGTGATCCTGAACGCTTTAAGTTTAGAGCATTTATAGACCAATTCACTACTGCTACAGAATTAACAGCTGGTCAAGATAGACTAGTAAAAGGAACATTTACTATCCGTTTACGCGGTTATATTATACCAGATACATTACAAAAGGATTTGAATTCTATTAAGAAGGTAAACTCCAAATCCAAAATTATTATACAAGTAGAAACAGTAACCAATTCCGATATATTTGATCCTAACACTAGAAAACTAAGTGATGGTAGAACTAGAAAAGATAGAGATACCAAAGGAAAAATTAACAGTGTTGGAGACGTAACACCAGGGAGAGAAACACAATCACCTGCCCCTGGATCAGAATTAAAATCATAAGATGCCAAATATTAGATTTATAGATTCGTTAAATGTAGGAGTATACACTGTTGAACCCACCCGTGGTAGTATTAACACATCAGATAATGTCAACAGTAAAAACATATTTTTATAATATAAAATGGCAACCTGGAAGAAAATAATTGTTAGCGGTTCAAACGCTCATCTAGCCCAAATCACCTCCTCTGTTTTAACAAATGGAAATTTAGTAATGGCAGGAGTTGGTGGTGCCCTTAAAAATAGTGGTCTTTCCTTTAGTGGGAGTAGTTTTAATATTGGATCTAATTCTATTATTTCCACAGGCACAGGTTCAATATTAACAGGTTCATTTAGTGGTTCATTTGTTGGTACTACTAACCTACCAGACTTAACAGCAGGAGCTGGTATTAGCACATTCACTTATGATGGTGGTGCTACTGCTAACGTGGCTGTATCTGGAGCTGCTACTTTAGTAACTAACCGATTAACAAGATGGAGTGGAAATGCGTTTATTACCTCTTCTCTTTCAGATAATGGTACTATAGTATCAGGTGCTTCTTCACTCCAATTAACTGGAGCTAGCTCAGCTTTAACAGGTTCGCTACACGGAACCGCTTCTTGGGCCGATCTACTAGACGGTAGAGACAGTTCCGTGTTTGCAACCACAGGTTCAAATCAATTTAACGGAAACCAAGCTATAACCGGCTCTCTTACCGTAACCGGACAAATTACCGCACAAACCTTAAACGTTCAACAAGTTACCTCTAGCATAGTATATTCTAGTGGCTCCAACGTGTTTGGAAGTAGTTTATCTAACACACAACAACTTACGGGCTCGGTTAGTGTAACAGGAAGCTTTACAGTTACAACAACAGGAACTGAGTTACAAGTTACAAGCACAGGAGTAAATTTAGGAAATATTGTAACAGATAACCACAACGTAACAGGTAGCCTGCGAGTATCCGGTTCTGCTACTATAGTAGGTAACACTTTTATAACAGGTTCTACTAACATAACCGGCTCTGCAAGGGTACAGGGATCTATTAATATAGGAAGTTCTTTGAGCACTATATCTTATAATCTACCCCTGTCAATAACTCTACCCGCAATAGGAACAAAAGTAGCATTCCTTAATGTAGGCATAAATTCAGTTGTTAAAGTAGAATTAAATGGAAGTGAAAACGGATTCTATCAACCTATACTTTTAACAATTGCTAGAAATTCTACAGGTGCTTCTATTACCATAAATAAAGATAATCCTTTCTTTCATGAGCATTCCAATGATATTGCTTTCTCAAGTGACACTACTACGGGTGACATTTTTGCAGAAAAACTATTATATACAACTGGAAGAAACTTTAGAATAAGTAAAGTAGAAACACTATTTGGTACAGCAACTGTATTAAATGGTACTTTGACTTCAACAATTGGGGTAGGAACTGATCAAAGTGTTACTAGAATTGGAAAAGCACTTTACATAACTGGAGCTAATACCGCAGCCCAAGGTAATCTAGATGTCAGCGGTACCGCTCGAATACAAAACAACACTCAAGTTACCGGCTCCTTTACCGTAACAACAGGCAGTGCGATTGAACTCCAAGTTACAAATTTAGGAGTAAACATTGGAAACGCTACTACAGATACTCACAACGTGACAGGTAGCTTAAGAGTATCTGGCTCCTCTACTATAGTAGGTAATACCGCTATAACAGGTTCTACTAACATAACAGGAAGTTTTATAGTTACAACAACTGGAACTGAACTTCAAGTTACAAGTACTGGAGTAAATTTAGGAAATGCCATAACAGATGTTCACAATGTAACAGGTAGCTTAAGAGTATCTGGTTCAAATACATTTGTAGGCAATCAAACCGTAACAGGTAGCTTACTTACTACTGGATCTAATACTTTAATTGGTACAACTTTTCTAACAGGTAGCCTAAACATATCAGGTAGTGAAACAATTAAAGGATATATTCAATTTGAACCTGTAACTGCAAATATAAATACAGCTATCTCAGCATCGTACATTTATGTATCTGGTTCTACAAATGACTTATATTTTTCTCAAAATAGTAAAGGCTACTCTAACACAACTCGTTTACGTTGGTTAGAAGGTAATTTATATACTGGTCTATTACATGGTGGTTTAATAACAACCCAATCATCTACTGTTTATCAAATATCAAGTGGTAGTGGTATTATAGTTGACTTAAATGCAAGTTTAAATGACGATCCTTACCCCGTAATACAATTTTTAGAATGGGGGAATTTATCTGCAAGTATTGCTCCCTTAACCGCTTCTTTCCAACAAGCATTTGTTGGTATTGATTCAACTAATAATATTTTTGCTCAAGGTACACCATTTTCAAATGGTCAATTTGATAATATAATTAATATAGGTGGAGTATTTTTCCAAAACCAATCTACAATTAACGGTGTTAAAACACAACCTTCTGTAGCATATGGATTTGAGCAATCACAAAACGTATTTAATAGAGCATTTGGACCTTTAAAACTATCAGGATACACTTTAGCGCCAAGTGGTTCTTCAACTGGTAGTTTAATAGTAGGAAGTGGTACAGCTTATGCTCCTGGTTCTAACTATGCAATAGATCCAAACGAACCTTATTATAGTGTTGATAGTGGAACTAATATATCTAAAATATTTAGATATCACCAATCTGGTTCTACTTGGGTATACAATACAAATGGGGGTGTAGGATTTCCTACCATAGATCCTGAACAATATTCAAATAACGGTACACTTACAACTGTCCAACCCAATGACTGGTCAATACAACGTGTATTCTGGTTTCCAAATTCCGTTATTAAAGCAATAGTTGTTTATTATGGTAACCAATCATATTCAACAGAAGCAGATGCTATTGCTAATATAAACATTGAATCATTTGTTGAAGCTCCTAACACCGCTGCTAACGCCATTTATTTAGGGTCTATAGTAATTAGAGGTAATGGTTCATTAGATACTCCTGCAGATTTTACAATTGTACCCGGTGGATTATTTAGACAAGTAGGAGGATCAGGTGGTGGAGGCTCTATAATAACCCAAACATTAGCCGGCTTATCTGATGTTAACATATCAGGACCTACAGATGGTCAAGCATTAGTATACAATAGTACTGCTGCTAAATGGGAAAATAAATCTTCTATTAGCGCTTCTATTACGGGAAATGCTGCTACTGCTACTAGTGCTTCATTTGCTACTACTGCTTCTTATACATTTAATGCTGTTAGTGCTTCCTTTGCTACCAGTGCATCCCTTGCTCAAAATGCTAACACCGCAAGCTATGTGCTTAATGCCGTGTCTGCTTCATTTGCAACCTCGGCTTCACAAGCACAAAACGCCAACACAGCTAGCTATGTGCTTAATGCCGTGTCTGCTTCCTTTGCAACGTCTGCCTCGTTTGCAACGTCTGCATCGTTTGCAACCTCGGCTTCACAAGCACAAAATGCTACTACTGCGAGCTATGTACTAAACGCCATATCTGCTTCATATGCATTAAATGCTGATTTACTAGACGGTAGAGACAGCTCTGTATTTGCAACCACAGGTTCAAATCAATTTAGCGGTTCTCAAGCTATAACAGGTTCCCTTACCGTAACCGGGCAAATCACAGCACAAACCTTAAACGTTCAACAAGTTACCTCTAGCATAGTATTTTCTAGTGGCTCTAACGTATTTGGAAGTAGTTTATCTAACACACAACAACTCACAGGTAGTGTTTCTGTAACAGGAAGTTTTGTAGTTACCACAACGGGAACCGAACTACAAGTAACAAACACAGGAGTAAATTTAGGAAACATTGTAACAGATGTTCATAATGTAACAGGAAGTTTGAGAGTATCCGGTTCTATGAACGTAAACGGAACACCTGTATCGTTAGGTACCGGATCAAATGGGCAAGTAACTTTTTGGAATGGCACAACTACACAAACTGGCTCAAATAATTTGTTTTGGGATAATACTAATGGGTTGTTGGGGGTTAAACGCACTAACCCACAGGTTGAAATTGATGTAATTGGGTCTATTCGTTCCACTAGTACCATATTTAGTACTACAAATCAAACCAACAATATTCAAACGAATGGTCAAAACTTGGTATTTTTAGGATCATCGTCTATTAGTTACATGACAATGTTTCAATCGACAGGCAACCTAATTCTACAAAACGGAGGCACATTCACAGACGCAGGCTTTCGACTAGATGTAAGTGGTAGCACAAGATTAAATGGTAATACAGTCGTAACCGGCTCCTTTACCGTAATAACAGGTAGTGCCGTTGAACTTCAAGTTACAAATTTAGGGGTAAACATTGGAAATGTTACAACAGATACTCATAATGTAACTGGTAGCTTAAGAGTATCCGGCTCCTCCACTATAGTAGGTAATACTGCTATAACCGGTTCACTTACTGCAACAGGGGGTATAACAGGCTCTCTATTTGGTACTGCTAGTTGGGCTCAAAACGCAGTAACCTCATCTTATATACTAAATGCGGTTAGTGCCTCGTTTGCTTCCACTGCCTCCTATGTGTTAAACGCAGTTAGCTCCTCATTTGCAACTACTGCCTCCTATATACTAAATGCAGTATCTTCCTCGTTTGCAACCTCAGCTTCACAAGCTCAAAATGCTAATACTGCATCATATGTACTAAATGCTGTTAGTGCCTCTTTTGCTACAAATGCCTTAAGTGCCTCGTTTGCAACCTCGGCTTCACAAGCCCAAAATGCTAACACAGCTAGTTATGTGCTTAATGCCGTGTCTGCTTCCTTTGCAACGTCTGCCTCGTTTGCAACATCGGCTTCATTTGCAACATCAGCTTCATATGCCGTCAACGCTGATTTACTAGATGGTAGAGACAGCTCTGTATTTGCCACAACGGGCTCAAACCAATTTAGCGGTTCTCAAGCTATAACAGGTTCTTTAACCGTAACAGGACAAATCACAGCCCAAACATTAAATGTACAACAAGTAACCTCTAGTATTGTATTTTCTAGTGGTTCCAATGTGTTTGGTAGTAGCTTAGGTAATACACAACAACTTACAGGTAGTGTTTCTGTAACAGGAAGCTTAACTGTTAACAATATCCCGGCCATATTAGGTTCAATTACAAGTGGTCAAGTAGCGTTTGGAACCGGAAGCAATATTTTGGGTGGGGATAGTGGGTTTACTTGGGATAATACAAATAAGGTTCTCTCTTTAGGAGGATCTACTACAACTCTTCCAAAATTTTCAATAAACCATGAATCAACTAGTACTACTTTTGTAGGAGATAATCAACAAGCCGCACTAAGATTAAGAAATAGTAATGCAACTAATAACAACTTTACTATAATTCAATCCAACTCCTCTACTGGTAATATTGCAGATGCTGTTATAGGATTTAGACATGTTGACCATACAAATAGTTACGGAGAGATATTTTTTGGAACAAGAGGTGCATCAGGATTTGCAGCAAGGTGGATTATAGGCACTGGTGGTATTTTACAATCCAACGGAGCACAAACTATTCAAACCTCAACTGGTAATCTTACTCTAACAACTGCTGCTGATAATGGTAATATTATATTAAGCCCAAATGGAACAGGTAGTGTTCTTGTTAATACAACTACAAACTCAGGCTTCCGCTTAGATGTGAACGGTACTGCAAGAGTAAGTGGCAACACAATCGTAACCGGCTCCTTCACCGTAACAACCGGCAGTGCTGTTGAACTACAAGTTACAAATTTAGGGGTAAACATAGGAAATGCTACAACCGACGTTCACAACGTAACAGGTAGCTTAAGAGTATCCGGTTCCATGGATCTAACAGGTAATGCTAGAATAAGTGGCTCAAGTGTATTTAGCGGAAGTGTTGTAATAACAGGCACCCCTAACACTTCTATCAGTTCCTCTCTTATAGTATATGGATCCGGTTCTTCCCAACCCGTATTTACAGTACAAGGTTCACAAGGTGAACTATTCTCTATAACAGATAGTTTATCCGGCTCACTATTCTCTGTTAACGATATTTCGGGCTTACCAATACTAGAGGTATTCTCCAATGGAGATACACTTATAGGAGACTACATGGCTCCAGCAGTATACACAACTCGAAGAGTAGCTTCTACTACCGCGGGTGTAAACGTAATATATTCTTTAGCTACTTCCTCGTACGACGGAGTATTTGTAGATTATACAATTAGATCTGGTTCCGTTGGTCGAGCCGGAAATTTCATGGCTATGTGGTCAGGTACAAGTGCGGACTTTACAGATAACTCTATAAACGGATTCGGCATCACTACAAACTTTGTGTTTGGAGCTTCAATTTCTGGTAGTAACTTAATAGTATCTGGTTCAGGTTCAACCGCAGGTTGGACAGTTAAAACAATAATAAGAGGTATATAATATGGCATTTAACTATTCGCCTAAAGTTGCAACAGACGGTCTAGTATTGTATCTAGATGCGGCTAACCCAAAATCATATGTAAGTGGTTCAACCACATGGGGAGATTTATCACGAGGTGGAAATAATGGTACTTTAGTAAATGGACCAACGTTTGATGGTGGAAATGGTGGGTCGATTGTATTTGATGGGGTAAATGATTATGGAACTGTTCCAACAAATCCTCTATTAATTACTACTGAGTTTACAAAATCCATTTGGTTTAATATTATAAGGTCTATACTTTCTTATATCATATAGAGCAGACTTAAATCCCAAACTTTGGCAAATTGGGTTTACAGATTCTACTTCTGCAAAATATTGGCAACCCTCTACACTACCCTTAAATACGTGGCAAAATATTACATTAACCGGGAATGGGTCTAATTTTGGAATATACTATAATTCAACTTTACAAGCTAGTGGCACATATTCTGGGATATTTAGCAGTGGAACAGGTGATATTTTTATAAGCTCATTTACATCAACTTCGCGATTCATTAATTCCAAAATTGGACTAATTAAATACTATAACCGCGCCCTCTCCGCTACCGAAGTCCTCCAAAACTATAACGCAACAAAAACCCGATTCGGACTATAACATATGGCAGGAATAGTAGCACCAAATATAGTAACAAATGGATTAGTGTTGTATCTAGATGCAGCTAATGTTAAATCATATGTAAGTGGTTCTACTACATGGGCTGATATTAGTGGAAATGGAAGAAATGGAACATTAACAAATGGGCCAACCTATAGTTCTGCTAATGGTGGAAATATTGTGTTTGACGGAAGTAATAAGAGGGCAATTTTAACAACTCCTTTTGGTCAATCTGGGTTTACAACTGTATCTACTTGGTATAATAGAGTAGAAGGCTCTAGTTCAACTACTTGGAGAACTCTTTTAGCCACAACCTCTACTAATGTTCACCATTTAATTAGTCAAGACCCTTCTAGAGTATTAGGATTATGGGATGGTTCTTTTAGAAGTTTTGGATATACCCCATTAATAGATGGAAAATTTCATAACTATACAGTTATTTACCAAAGTGGAATTAATGCTACTCTATACGTAGATGGAATATTTATATCTACTATAACAATAGTTTTAAATTTAACAACATCTCCAATAGGGTCAATTGGTAATTGGAATAGTGGAAACTATTGGGTGGGGAATATAGCTCAAACCCTAATCTATAACCGCGCCCTCTCAGCTCAAGAAATCCTCCAAAACTACAATGCAACAAAAACCCGTTTTGGGCTATAGCAATATTTATAACTAACAACAACACAAACATGCAATACTACGTTTTAAAACAATTCATTGCCGATTCCCAAATATGGGTATGGAAACTTAACGAGGAAGATACAGGATATGTCTATGACAATCCAGAACAAGCCGAAGATATGTGTATATATCTAAAGTCTCAAGATCCATCTCGCGACTATAAAGTATCTACAACAATTTAAGTAGATACACATATTTATCACAAAATAATAAGTTACGAACCTTTTGGACAGTGAAAAAAGGCACGCACAATGAATGAATTTATAGCACGCAATGGACTAATTGCGTTAGATAATAGTACAATTACAGGTTCTTTAAACGTAACTGGTGGAATCACTGGTAGTTTATTAGGTACGGCTTCGTATGCTACTCAAGCCCTATCTAGTTCCTTTGCTATTACTGCTTCACATGTGTTGAATGCCATATCTGCCTCATTTACAGTATCCTCATCTTTTGCAACCTCGGCTTCACAAGCACAAAACGCCAATACCGCTAGTTATGTGCTTAATGCCGTATCTGCTTCATTTGCTGCGTCTGCTTCACAAGCACAAAATGCTAATACCGCTAGCTATGTACTTAACGCCATATCTGCTTCGTTTGCTACAAATGCCTTAAGTGCCTCGTTTGCTACTAGTGCATCTCTTGCTCAAAACGCTAACACAGCTAGCTATGTACTTAATGCCGTATCTTCTTCATTTGCTACGTCTGCATCTTTTGCAACTTCTGCTTTACAAGCTCAAAACGCTAACACAGCTAGCTACGTACTTAATGCCGTATCTGCTTCATTTGCAACTTCGGCTTCACAAGCACAAAATGCTACTACTGCTTCATATGTGTTGGATGCAGTATCTGCATCTTTTGCAACCTCGGCTTCACAAGCTCAAAACGCCAATACCGCTAGCTACGTACTTAATGCAGTGTCTGCTTCATTTGCTACGTCTGCATCTTTTGCAACTTCGGCTTCGTATGCTCTAAATGCTGATCTATTAGACGGCAGAGACAGTTCCGTGTTTGCTACTACGGGATCAAACCAATTTAGCGGCTCTCAAGCTATAACCGGTTCCCTTACCGTAACAGGTCAAATTACTGCCCAAACACTAAACGTTCAACAGGTAACATCCTCGATAGTATTTTCTAGCGGTTCTAACGTATTTGGAAGCAGTTTATCCAATACACAACAACTTACTGGTAGTGTTTCTGTAACCGGAAGCTTTGTAGTTACAACAACTGGAACTGAGCTGCAAGTTACGAACACTGGGGTAAATTTAGGAAATACCATAACAGATATTCATAATGTAACCGGTAGCTTAAGGGTATCTGGCTCTACTGCTATAGTAGGTAATACTGCTATAACCGGTTCATTAGCTGTAACTAGAGGTATAACAGGCTCTCTATTTGGCACTGCTTCTTGGGCTCAAAATGCAATAACAGCATCATTTGTTCTAAACGCGGTTAGCTCCTCGTTTGCAACTACTGCTTCTTATGTATTGAATGCGGTTAGCTCCTCGTTTGCTACAAATGCCTCGTTTGCAACATCGGCCTCACAAGCTCAAAACGCTAACACAGCTAGCTATGTACTTAATGCCGTATCTTCTTCATTTGCTACGTCTGCATCTTTTTCAACTTCGGCTTCACAAGCTCAAAATGCTAACACTGCTTCTTACGTACTAAATGCTGTTAGTTCCTCGTTTGCTACTACTGCTTCTTATGTATTAAACGCGGTTAGTGCTTCGTTTGCCTCTACTGCATCTTTTGTTAACACACTTAACCAAAGCGTATTAATAACAAATACTTTAACAGTAGGTACTTCATCATTAGGAGCTACTGAAAATACATTAGTTGTAGGACCTCCCCCAGCAGGAGGTTTAGGTGAAGGGGGACAAATATTATTACAAGCAACAGGTGGCACGTACACCTCAGCTTCAATGCTAGATAACTGGCAAGATTATACAAGATTATTACGTGGAAGCAATGCATCAAGTGATGCTGTGGTAGCTCAATGGAATATGCACTCAAAGCAAGCAGCATTTCCTGCATACAACAGTGTTTCTGCATTTACCGGAACTGCAGTAGCTAACTTAGCAGTAGATTCTAATGGTAATATTCTTACTGTATCTACTTCTTCTGGTGGATCTGCATTTCCATATACAGGAATTGCATCTATAAATGGTGGATTAGTAGTAACCGGTTCTATAACTTCATCGGGTGCTATTTATTCACTTGCAAATGGTGCAATGTATTTTAGAGGTGGTGATGATGCAGAATTTTGGGATATAAATGTAGCAAATACAGTTGGCATTTACGGGCAACAAGATCAAAGTGTAGCTTCTATAAAACTAGGATCTAGTGGAGGAACAATCTCAGGAAGAAATGGGAATATTGGTATAGGAACTATCACACCAAACTCAGCTTCATTGCATGTAAATGGAAATGTATTTGCTACATCATTTACAGGATCATTACTTGGAACAGCTTCTTTTGCTGCATCATCCTCCCAAGCTCAAAATGCTAACACAGCTAGCTATGTGCTAAATGCAGTGTCTGCTTCTTTTGCAACCTCAGCTTCACAAGCCCAAAACGCTAACACAGCTAGCTACGTACTAAACGCCGTGTCTGCTTCATTTGCTACTACTGCCTCTTATACATTTAATGCTGTTAGTGCATCTTATGCCTTCAACGCAGATTTACTAGACTCTTTAACCGTAACAGGACAAATTACCGCACAAACCTTAAACGTTCAACAAGTAACCTCTAGTATTGTATTTTCTAGTGGTTCCAATGTGTTTGGAAGCAGCTTAAGTAATACACAACAACTCACAGGTTCGGTTAGTGTAACAGGAAGTTTTGTAGTTACAACAACAGGAACCGAATTACAAGTTACAAATACCGGTGTAAATATAGGAAACATCTCAACCGATGTTCACAACGTAACAGGTAGCTTATTAGTATCTGGCTCTACTCGCTTAATAGGTAATACTGCAATCACTGGTTCCTTAGGTGTAAGTGGTGGGATTACGGGTAGCTTGCTAGGTACCGCCTCGTATGCTGCTCAAGCATTATCTTCCTCGTTTGCAACAACTGCTTCATATGTGTTGAATGCAGTATCTGCATCTTTTGCAACCTCGGCTTCACAAGCACAAAATGCTGATACTGCTAGCTATGTACTTAACGCCATATCTGCCTCGTTTGCAACTTCTGCTTCACAAGCTCAAAACGCTAACACAGCCAGCTATGTGCTAAACGCTGTATCTGCTTCGTTTGCAACCTCGGCTTCATACGTTGCTGTTTTTCCATACACCGGTTCTGCTATCATATCCGGCAGTTTAGATATAACCGGCTCGTTTGCTACCACACAAGACATTATAGTAAACGGGGTAGATATTGGAGAAGGTGGAGGTAGTGTAACTACAAATACTAGAATTGGTACTAGTGCACTAGCTAATAATACTACTGGAGCAGAAAATACGGCAGTAGGTAGAGCAGCATTACAATGTAATACAATAGGTTCATCTAACACAGCAGTTGGTAGAAGTGCACTATTTGCTAATACAACAGGTGTAGACAATACCGCAGTAGGTGCAAATTCACTACAATGTAATACAATAGGTATAAACAACACATCAGTTGGTAGATGTTCATTGTTTAACAATACAACCGGTAATAATAATACCGCAGTAGGTTTTTATGCACTCCGTCTTAACACAACAGGAGGAAGTAATACCGCAGTAGGTAGAAATGCACTACAAGCCAATACAACAGGTGGTAGTAACTCTGCACTAGGTGGTGGTGCACTTGCATCCAACACAACCGGCCTTAATAACTCCGCAGTAGGATTGGGTGCACTTGGAGCTAATACAACAGGTGTTAACAATTCAGCATTAGGTGTAAATGCACTTCGTTGTAATACAACAGGTGCTAGTAACTCTGCATTAGGTTACTATGCACTTCTCTGTAATACAACAGGTGGTAGTAACTCTGCATTAGGTTTAAGATCACTTTGTGCTAATACAACAGGTGTTAGCAACTCTGCAGTAGGTGTTGATGCACTTCGTAATAATACAATCGGTAATAATAACTCCGCATTAGGTCAAAATGCACTCTTTACTAACACAACAGGTATCAACAACTCAGCAGTAGGTGTAAATGCACTTCTTTCTAATACAATAGGCGCTAGTAACTCTGCAGTGGGTGTAAATGCACTTTGTGCTAATACAACAGGTACCAATAACTCAGCAGTAGGAGTAAATGCACTTTGTGCTAATACAACAGGTGGTAGTAACTCTGCATTAGGTGTTGATGCACTCCGTAATAATACAACAGGTGCCGCAAATACTGCTGTAGGTAGATGTTCACTTGCTTCAAATACAACCGGCGCTAGTAACTCTGCAGTAGGTAATTATACACTTCGATGTAATACAACAGGTGCTGGTAACTCTGCATTGGGTCTAAATGCACTCCAACAAAATACAACAGGTGGTTGTAACTCTGCATTAGGTGCAAATGCACTTTTTGCTAACACAACAGGCGCTAGTAACTTGGCAGTAGGTTCATCTGCACTCCAAAGTAATACAACAGGCACCTCCCAAGTAGCAATAGGACATGAAGCACTTTGTGCTTCAAACTTCGGTTCTACTTCCGCAAACGCCAACGTAGCAGTTGGCTACAGATCACTGCGTGCTAATACAACTGGATACAGCAATACCTCCGTTGGAACTAGAACATTAGAAGCTAATACAACTGGAACAGGTAATTCCGCATTGGGTGATGATGCACTTCGTAACAACACAACGGGTACTAATAACTCAGCATTGGGTTTAAATGCACTTCTTACTAACACAACCGGCTTTAATAACTCAGCATTAGGAGTAAACGCACTTCTTGCTAATACAACAGGTGCAAATAATGTTGCTATAGGTATTGATACACTTCGATGCAATACAACAGGTGTTCAAAACTCTGCATTAGGCGCATACGCACTCTGTTGCAATACAACAGGTACTAGTAACTCTGCAGTAGGGTTTGGCACACTTAGATTTAATACAACGGGCACAGCCCAAGTAGCAATAGGTAGAGATGCACTTTGTGCTTCAAACTTTGCCTCTACTTCCGCAAACGCCAACGTAGCAGTTGGCTACAGATCACTGCGTGCTAATACAACAGGAAACAGTAATACCGCGGTTGGTACTAGAACATTGGAAGCTAATACAGAAGGTGTAAATAATACTGCGGTTGGATTGTATGCATTAAGAAGTAACACAACAGGCAATGGTAATGTTGCAATTGGTTTAAATACCTTAAGAGATAATACAACTGGTACAAGTAACACCGCAGTAGGTTTAAATGCACTTGTGCTTAATAATATTGGAACCCAAAACACCGCAGTTGGTTACAATGCACTTTGTGCCAATACAACGGGAGCATTTAATACTGCAGTTGGTCTAAGTGCATTAAGATGTAACACAATAGGTACCAGCAATACGGCTGTAGGACGTAGTGCTTTAAACTCAAATACAACCGGTGCAAATAATACTGCATTAGGTGGGTGTGCGCTTTTAAACAACACAACAGGTATTAGTAATTCTGCAGTAGGTGTTTATGCACTTCGATTTAATATAACAGGTATTAATAACTCCGCATTAGGTGTAAATGCACTTTGTGCAAATACAACAGGCAATGCCCAAGTAGCAATAGGTAGAGATGCACTTTGTGTCTCAGACTTTGCCTCCACTTCCGCAAACGCTAACGTAGCAGTTGGTTATAGAGCATTAAGAGCTAATACAACAGGAAACAGTAATACTGCAGTTGGAACTAGAACATTAGAAGCTAATACAACAGGTATAAACAATACCGCAGTAGGTGATGATGCACTTTTAAGTAATACAACAGGCACTGGTAATACAGCTGTTGGACTTTATGCATTAAGATCCAACACAGTAGGATATAATACAGCTGTAGGAGCATTTTCTCAAAGACTTAATACAACTGGATGTGACAATACTTCATTAGGATCTAGTACACTATTTAACAACACAACAGGTGGTTGTAATACAGCTGTAGGAAATGGTGCTTTATGTTCAAATACAACGGGTACTAGAAATACTGCTGTAGGACGTAGTGCTTTGACTTCAAATACAACAGCAGTCGGCAACACCGCATTAGGTTATAATTCTCTATCTGCAAACACAACAGGTGGATCTAATACAGCAGTTGGTTTCTGTTCATTAAGAAATAATACAACAGGTGGTTGTAATACAGCAGTAGGTTTTAATGCCTTAGTAAATAATACAACAGGTACTAATAACTCTGCATTAGGTGTAAATGCACTTATTACTAACACAACAGGAGCAGGTAATACAGCAGTAGGAGAGAGTGCTTTATCAGCAAACACCACAGGAGGCTCTAATGTGGCCCTTGGTCGTTCTGCTCTTGGAAGTAACACCACCGCACCAGCTAACACCGCAGTTGGAACATTTGCAGGTCTAAATTCAACAAATAGCGATAACTTATTCTTTGGGTTTAATGCTGGTAGATTTATTGCAGATGGTGTAACTGCAAACACAGGTCCAAGCACATCTATTTTTATTGGAAATGACACAAGACCAAATGCTGATAGTCAAGGCAATCAAATAGTAATAGGTCACACCACAATAGGTTTAGGTTCAAACACAACCGTAATCGGTAACACTTCTACTACTCACGGTAGATGGTTTGGGAATTTACTAGTAGGCACTTCAACAAATGCCGGCTTTAACTTAGATGTATCCGGTTCTACAAGATTAAATGGTAATGCAGTTATAACCGGTTCTCTCACTGTAACCGGGGGTATAACAGGCTCTCTGTTTGGTACTGCTAGTTGGGCTCAAAATGCCACAACAGCATCATTTGCTACAAATGCAATTAGTGCTTCATTTGCTACAACAGCATCATATGTGTTAAATGCCGTGTCTGCTTCCTTTGCAACCTCGGCTTCACAAGCTCAAAATGCAGTTACTGCATCTTATGTGTTAAATGCTGTATCTGCTTCATTTGCAACATCTTCCTCATATACTTTAACCGCATCTTACGTTGAGGGAGGGGCAGGAACACCAATATATGTGCATACCCAATCATCTCCGTCAAGTACGTGGTCAATTACACATAATTTGGGAACATTATTCCCTATAGTGACCGTGTATGACAGTGTAAACAATGTAATTATCCCTCAAGAAATTACTTCTCTTACCACATCAAGTTTATCTATAACCTTTCCTCTACCTCTTACAGGATATGCATCTATTGCCGGAGGGACATTTATCTCTATAACACAAGGAATAACTCAAAACGAATCAATTATAAACGCATTTATTTTTGGATAACACATGAAAGAATTTATAACACCACGATATGTCTTTTCTCCCGGATCCCCGGGAGTTGGCTATGTTGATCTAGTAGGCATAAATAATTTTGATATAGCAAGATTAGTAATTATAATTAACCAAACAGATGGAACATTAATATATTCTACAGCTTCAGAAACTAACAAATATACATCTGTATCCGGAACCAAAGTATATCTAAACGTAGATACATCAACACAATCATCAAGTGATCAGCTCCAAATTGTGTATAATAATGAAACATCTACTGTTGATATGATTGTAATGTTAAATAATTTGTTGAATATAATTGCAAGCCCGGGCATTAGGGATAAAACGGTTAACGCTGATAGAGTTACTTTAGTAGGTGGATCTACCACTATAAGTTCAGGAACTGTAACAACGGTATCAAATCTTGCTACTATAGCAAACTATCAAGGCCAAATGCAAATAATTCACAATAATATTAATGCATGGGCAAATACTTGTAGAAGAACAATTTCATAAATAATAAAAATATGGCAAATAATTTCAAAAAAGTAATAGATAGGCAGATGTGGGTAGTAACATCACCTACTCCCAACGCACATGCTGCTGGGGCTTCACAATGTTCTGATTTAAGAAATGACATATCTCGAAATCCATTTGTTTATCAACTGGTATCAAATACTGTTCTTAACAGATATAATATTGTTAGTAAAGCTTGGAATTTTATAGGTTCTCCGGGTTTAGGAGGTACTTTTGGTGTAGGAGCTGCTGCAATTTTTGCTCCTTCTAGAGCATTGATTGGAAGTATAGGTTCAGGGGCTTCTACAACATTAGTTCCAACTACAACAACTATAACAGCAGTTGGAGCTAACATGTTAGCAAATAGAGGAGGATCTGGTGAATATGGATTCAAAATAAGAATCATTGGGTTAACAGCAGGTAAAATTGAAGAAAGATTTATTGTAGGAAATACAGGTGGAACTACTCCAACTTTTGAACTAGATAATCCTTTAACATTTACGCCATCATCTGGAGACCAATATGAAGTTCTAGGTGGAAGAGTTTTTATGTTAGGAGCAGGTACTATAGCAGCTACATCATTTAGATCTTTTGAACTTGCCGCTAACTTGTTTGCTAACGGTGGAACAACAAACTTACCTACTATTGGAACTGATTCTGCAATGGTCGCTTTAGATGAACAATACACTCCATATGATTGCAATCCTGGAGAAGGTTTTATAAAAGGTACATTTAAATATGATGAAAATTTAGTAGAAAGATTTGCCTTAACAGCTACTGCAACTGCAGCTGGTACTTTAACAGGACAAGCTGCTGGTGGAGATGCTACAGTTGTAGCAAATGAGTATAGAAATTTCCAAATTAGAATTGTACAAGATTTAACTAATCCTACAGCAGTAAATCAAAGAAGAATTATTGCTTCTCACACAGCAGGCACATCTCCTGTTTATACTTTAGGGTCAAACTGGTCTGTAACCCCCTCAAGTACCGCTAAGTATGTGATTGAATACCCAAATTTAATACTACTACGTACTTCTGCTAACACAACAGTATACACATATAATTACAATAACGCCACTGTAACAAACGGTACCAACTCTATAACAGCTGACACATGGTCAACTACATATTTTGGAGTTGGACCCGCTAACGCGGGTGCAGGTTGTTTGTTAATGCCTTCACATGGAATTAGACCAGATACACAAAAGAATGCAAGACATTCATTTATTTACTTCATTAGAGGAGGTGGTGTATCAACAATAGATTTGCTAGATATATCAGCTGCTATTGCAGGTACTTGGACTGGGGCTATAGTATATGATGGTGGTGTAACTTTTACTACAGGTACGTGTGGAAGTTATGCTCCTTGCAATAGTACAGGTCGTTTCTTTTACATAAATTCATATGTAGCAAGTGCAATTAACCAAATTTATAGATTCGATACTCAGAACAGAGTATTATCTCCTTATACTCCTACAGATTGGATACAAGCAGGTACCGCTACAACTGGAAATAGAATATCTACTTTCTGTGCGTTTGATGGAAATGATAAGTATGATGTTGTATTTTTAACATCCCTCCTTTCTACAATCACTCAAGAATTAGTAGTTCAAGTGTAAAATTATGGAAAATAACCTAGAAATATTAAAAAATAAACTTGCATTTTTAAACGACCAACTGCATATATATACCCAACAAGGTCAATTAGATGTAGTTGAACGTTTAATAGGAGAAATAGAAGATACAGAAAATCAAATCCATAAATTACTATGAAAATATTTTCACCAAATATAACAGGCTCTTTAATAGTAACTGGTAGTATTAACACTATTACAGGTTCATTAACAGTTACACAAGGGATTACTGGTTCTTTATTTGGAACAGCTTCATTCGCAATCTCAGCTTCACACGCCCAAAATGCAGCTACTGCTTCATTTGTACTAAACGCAGTTAGTGCCTCGTTTGCTACAAATGCCTTAAGTGCCTCGTTTGCTACTAGTGCATCTCTTGCTCAAACTGCTAATACTGCTTCTTATGTGTTAAATGCTGTATCTGCCTCGTTTGCTCCTATTTTCCCATTTACTGGATCGGCCCAAATAACAGGCAGCTTGGGAGTAACAGGTTCTATTAACAGCTCACAAGATATTATAGTAAACGGAGTAGATATAGGAGAAGGTGGAGGTAGTGTAGTTACAAATACTAGAATTGGTACTAGTGCACTAAGATGTAATACTACGGGTAATAACAACTCAGCATTAGGTAGAGATGCACTTTGCGCTAATACAACAGGGTGTTTTAACTCTGCAGTAGGAGTAAGTGCACTTTGTAATAATACAACAGGTAGATATAATTCGGCATTAGGTGTTTATGCATTGCAAGCCAATACAACCGGTATTAGTAACTCTGCAGTAGGAGTAAGTGCACTTCGATGTAATACAACTGGTACTTGTAATTCTGCATTAGGTGTAAGTGCGCTTTTTGCTAATACAACAGGTGCTAGTAACTCTGCAATAGGAGCAAGTACACTTCGATGTAACACAACAGGCACAGCCCAAGTAGCAATAGGACATGAAGCACTTTGCTCCTCAAACTTTGGCTCCACTTCCACAAACGCTAACGTAGCAGTTGGTTATAGAGCATTAAGAGCTAATACAACCGGGATAAACAATACCGCGGTTGGAACTAGAGCACTAGAAGTTAATACAGAAGGCATTAACAACTCTGCAATAGGACGTTATACACTTCGTAGTAACACAACGGGTACTAGTAACTCTGCAGTAGGAGTAAATGCACTTTTAAATAACACAACTGGTACTTTTAATTCAGCACTAGGTGTAAATGCACTTTGTGCTAATACAACTGGCAACGCTCAAGTAGCAATAGGTTATCAAGCACTTATTTGCTCAAACTTCGGCTCTACTTCCGCAAACGCCAACGTAGCAGTTGGTTATAGAGCACTAAGATTTAATACAATAGGAGCATTTAATACTGCAGTTGGAACCAGAGCATTAGAATTAAATACAACAGGAGTAAGTAATGTCGCTATAGGTAGATACTCTCTTAGTAATAATACTATAGGTGCTAATAACTCTGCAATAGGTGCAGGTGCACTTCGATATAATACAACAGGTGTTAGCAACTCAGCAGTAGGTGTAAACACACTTCGTAGCAATACAACAGGTACTAATAACTCGGCATTAGGTGTCTATGCGCTTTGTGCTAACACAACAGGCACAGCCCAAGTAGCAATAGGTAGAGATGCACTTTGTGCTTCAAACTTCGGCTCTACTTCCACAAACGCTAACGTAGCAGTTGGTTACAGAGCATTAAGAGCTAATACAACCGGAATATGCAATTCTGCAGTTGGAACCAGATCACTGGAAGCTAATACAACAGGAGGAAGTAATGTTGCATTCGGTTTATACACATTAAGAAATAATACTACTGGTAATTTTAACTCTGCGGTTGGGGTAAGGGCACTTCTTTATAATACAGCAGGTAGTTCAAATACAGCAATGGGTTTAAACGCTCTTTGTATCAACACCCTGGGTAATGATAACTCTGCATTTGGGGCAAGGTCACTTCGTGATAATACAACTGGCACACAAAATACTGCTGTGGGAACTGATGCACTTAGAAGTAATACAATAGGTGTAGTAAATACCGCAATAGGAGTAAATGCTCTTGCAGCCAATACAACCGGCACCCGAAATACAGCGATAGGTTTTAGTTCCCTCTGTAAAAATACAGCTGGAGCCTGCAATGTTGCATTGGGTATCTATTCACTCTATAACAACACAACCGGAAACAATAATATAGCAATAGGTCACTATTCATTATTTTGTAACACAGTATCAGACAACACAGCAGTAGGTACCTGTGCATTAAGAAGTAATACAACAGGAGCATGTAATACTGCAGTAGGCTTAAATGCACTTTGTGCTAATACAATAGGTATACGTAACACAGCAGTCGGATTTTGTACTTTAAGAGCTAATACTACAGGTTATAATAACACTGCATTAGGTGTATATGCACTAAGAGATAATACTACTGCTTGTGGCAATACCGCAATTGGTGATAATGCTTTATACCGTACTACAACAGGTGGTTACAATGTTGCTATTGGAAAGGCAGCTTTATCGTTTAACTGTATAGGCACATACAATGTTGCAGTTGGTATGAATTCTATGCTTTTTACTACCGGTTGTAATAATACAGCTATTGGAGCAAGAGCTCTCCAAACAAATACTACGGGAAGAGCACAAGTAGCAATTGGATATCAAGCCCTTTGTGCCTCAAACTTCGGCTCCACTTCCGCAACTGCCAACGTAGCAGTAGGCTACAGAGCACTACGTGCCAATACAACAGGTACAAATAATACAGCATTAGGCACAAGAGCATTAGAAGCAAATACAACAGGAGCAAACAACACCGCAGTAGGATTGTATGCGTTGAGAAGTAATACAACAGGTACACAAAATACAGCAGTAGGACAAAATTCATTAGTTTTAAATACAACAGGAGGTTGTAATACAGGATTAGGTACAAGTGCATTAGGATCCAATACAATAGGTACTTACAACGTTGCTGTTGGTAGAGGTTCATTATTTGGAAATACAACAGGAGCTTCTAATACCGCCGTAGGATTTAATACATTAAATGCTAATATAACAGGTACAAATAATACCTCACTAGGATTTAGAGCATTAGAAGATAACACAGCATCAAACAACACAGCAGTTGGTTTCTGTGCATTAAGAAGTAATACTACGGGTACATTTAATACAGCACTTGGGCATACAGCTTTAAGATATAATACAACAGGAGCTCGTAATATTGCTATAGGTCACAATTCTTCACGTTCAAATACAGTAGGTAGCAATAATGTATCTGTAGGTTATCAATCATTATTTTCTAATATATTAGGTGATAACAATATTTCAATTGGATTGTGTGCTTTATTTTCAAATACAGCATCAAACAACACAGCAGTTGGTGCAAGTGCATTAAGAGCTAATACAACAGGTACAGAAAATACCGCTGTAGGTTTAAGTGCATTAAGATGTAATACAATAGGTGATCTCAATACAGCACTTGGTTCTAGTGCTTTAGAACAAAATACAACAGGTAGAGCAAATGTAGCTGTGGGGGTAAATGCATTAGCTTGTAATACTACAGGTAAGTATAACACAGCTCATGGTTTGGCTGCTTTAAGACTTAACACAATAGGAGGGGGCAATACCGGTATAGGATTTTATGCCTTAAGAGCCAACACCGCATCCAACAATACAGCAGTTGGATTAAATGCTTTAGTAGCGAATACAACAGGTGCATATAACGTAGCAGTTGGGGCTGGTGCATTAGCCGCCAATATCGGAGGTCAACAAAATATTGCTATGGGTAATAGTGCTTTAGCAAGTAATACCGCAGGTGTATTTAACATATCTATAGGCACATCAGCACTTCAAACAAACAGTACAGGTAACAATAACGTTGCACTTGGACATCAATCTTTATTTAGCAATACAGCAGGTAATAACACTGCAGTAGGAACATATGCTCTTCGTCAAAACACAACAGGCACCAACAACTCTGCATTTGGTTTATGTGCTTTAAGAAATAATACTACAGGTGCATACAACACAGCAGTTGGTTTCTGCACATTAAATGCTAATACAACTGGTGCATCTAATGCTGGTTTTGGAGATAGTGCCTTGTTAAGTAATACTACAGGTGTTAGAAATACGGGTTTAGGCAACAGTACCTTAAGAGGAAATTCATCGGGAAATGATAATACAGCTGTAGGTCATAATGCTTTAAGATGTAACACAACAGGTGTTAATAACACTGCAGTAGGTTCTAATGCTTTATACTCTAACGTAACAGGCTACTGCAATACTGCACTTGGTTTCTGTGCATTAAGAAGTAATACTACAGGAGGTTTTAATACGGCCGTTGGATATGGAGCTTTAAGAGCTAATACAATAGGTCTTAGAAACGTAGCTGTAGGTATAAATTCATTATGTTCTAACACAACAGGTAATAACAACACTGCAGTAGGAGAATTTGCTTTAAGATATAATACAATTGGAATAAATAATACCGCAATAGGTATAAAAGCTTTAAGATCAAATACAACAGCATCAAATAATACTGCACTAGGTACAAGTGCACTCTATTGTAATACAACAGGTATTAACAATACTGCAGTAGGTGTATATTCACTTTTTTCCAATACAACAGGAGCATGCAACACAGCAGTAGGTTTCTGTGCATTAAGAGCTAATACTACTGGTACACTAAGCACCGCAATTGGTTTATGTGCTTTAGCAGCTAACACATACGCTTCTCTTAATACTGCTATTGGAGCTTATGCTTTACGTTCTAATGTTGGAACAAATTATTTAGGTTGTTGTGGTAATGTTGCGGTAGGAACTAGATCTTTATGTTCTAATACTATAGGATTTGATAATGTTGCTGTAGGAAATGATGCATTGTGTTCTAACACAATAGGTGATCGTAATGCTGCATTAGGTATGAGAGCCTTAGGAAGCAACACAACCGGTTTTGAGAATACAGCAGTAGGCACAAATGCTCTATTCAGCAATACAACCGGTACTAGAAACACTGCATTAGGTTGTGGTGCACTTAGAATAAATTCAACAGCATGTTGCAACACTGCATTAGGTATGAATGCCCTAGAACTAAATACAACAGGAAATTGCAACACTGCAGTTGGTTTTGGTGCACAATGTAGTTTAGCAACTGGTGTAAATAATACAATAGCAGTAGGACATACAGCGTGTACTACAGCAACAACAGGTCATACAGTTTGGGGCAACAGTGGTAACAATCAATGTAACTGTGTTTACAAGGCATGGGAATTAGCATCTGACTGTCGAGATAAAGCAAACATTCAAACACTTCCTACTAAATTAGGACTTCAATTCATCAATAAACTACGTCCTGTATCCTTTAATTGGGACTACAGAGACACTTACGTAAGAGAATGTAAATATAGTTACGGAGAAAAAGATGGATCATTTATAAGCGAGAAAAAGTCATATGGTGTAATTGCTCAAGAACTAAAGCAAACACTAGAAGAATTAGACGTTAAATTTGATGGTTTAGGGCATGATGAAGAAAAAGATGCTTATAGATTAGGTTACGAGGAACTAATCGCTCCGATCATCAAAGCAATACAAGAGTTAAACACTAGATTAACAACAGTAGAAGAAAAGGTTGGATAACCAAAAAAAATATATTACATTTAAGTTATGCGAAGAGTTCTAATAGGTACACCATCATACGATGGTAGAATTGATGTGTGGTTTGCTAACTCCTTAGTTAGCACTGTAAAAATAGCCGAGAAAAAAGGTATATTTGTACATGCAATCTACACCTCATACGATTCATTAATACAACGTGCACGAAATAGTCTATTCCGCCTTGCTTTGCAAGGTGGATATGACGATCTATTTTTTATTGATTCGGACTGTGAATGGGAACCAGAATGGTTCTTTAACCTGTTGGATCGACCAGAACCAATTGTAGGTGGGGCACTAATCAAAAAATCCGAAAAAGAAGGCTATACCGTAAAGCTAACAGACAAACAATTAAAATATTCCCAAGACAAAAAATTAATAGAGGTTGATGGTGTAGGCACAGGCTTCATGAAAGTATCTAGATTTGCATTAGAAAAATTATGGGATATGTCCGACCCATACACATCTGAAGATGAAGAACACAGGATGATATGTGATATTAAAGTTGAAAACGGAGATTTGATATCCGAGGACTATGTAATAGCAAACAAGTGGAAATCACTAGGCTACAAAATATGGCTAGATCCAACAATTACACTCAACCATATAGGTATTAAAAAATATACCGGTGATTTTGCTAAATTCATTAAAAATATAGGATATGAATGATAAACCAATGGGCGGAACAGAGTTGATGTATGAGGAGTTAATGAAACGATTACCTCAAGAATACAAAGATAAATTCTCTATATTTACATATCCAGCAAATGCAGATGATACTAAATACTCTATATATTGGAACCATTTATCATACGATCAACCTTCAGTTCAATTCCTATCTGAACCGACCAATGTAGATAAAATCAACAATTTTGTGTTTATATCACATTGGCAATCCGAGCAGTTCCGTAAGGTATATAACGTCCCGGGCTACAAAACCCAAGTAATAAAAAATGCATGTTTTGACGTAGAACAACGAAAAACTGGCCCTAGAGAAAAAGTAAAAATATGCTATACCTCTACACCTTGGAGAGGATTAGATGTGCTATTGCATGCGTGGGAATTAGCAAATACTACAGATTGTGAACTACACGTATTTTCTAGTACAAAAATATACGGTAAAGATTTTGCAATCAACAACGAAAACTATTATCAAGAATTGTACGACAAATGCGAGGCGCTAGAAGGAGTAGTGTACAGAGGATTTGTTTCAAACGAAGAGTTAAGGAAAGAACTTTCTAGCTTTGATATACTAGCCTACCCTTGCACATTTGAGGAAACTTCATGTATAGCTGTAATAGAGGCATTATCTGCCGGATTAAGAGTAGTAACATCAAATCTAGGAGCATTACCTGAAACAACTGAAGGTTGGGCTAGAATCTATCCTTATTTAGCAAATAAAAAGTTACATGCTTTACATTTTGCTGATATATTGGAGGAGGAGATAAACAAGATTAAAAGTGGAGAATTAGATTCACATCTAGAACTTCAAAAACAGGTATATGCACCCCGATGGAGCTGGGATCAAAGAATTAAAGAATGGATAAGCTATTTAAACACATTAACCCCAAAAGGGTAATAGATGTAGGAGCACACGTAGGGAACTTTACTAAACAAATCTACTACAAGTATCCAACTTGCGAAATTGTAATGGTAGAAGCCAACCCAAACTGTGAACAATATCTAAGACTTTTAGGTAAACCATATGACATGGTTGCTTTGTCCCACAAAGAAGGATATGGAGATTTATATATAGAAAAAATAAACCCAACTCCAACTGGTGCTTCTTTATATAAAGAAAACACAGAGTGGTATGGAGAAGGCAAATACGAAACTATAAAAGTACCTACCTCAACACTAGATGCTAAAAACTATTTCCCCAACCAATCTATAGATTTACTTAAATTAGATACTCAGGGAGCAGAATTAGACATATTAAACGGGGGACAAGAAACATTAAAACGTACACAGTATGCTTTAATAGAAACTTCACTAGCAGAATACAATCAAGGTGCTCCTATGATTGATAAAATAGTAGATAAAATGAACGAATGTGGATTTCATATAGTTGATATAATAGAGTATCATATTTATAATGGATTAATCTTCCAGATGGACATTTTATTTAAGAAAAACCAATATTTATAATAAACATTTAAACACAATAAAACTATGATCTTTGGTCAAATCAATCCTGTACTTAGCATGGTTAAACAGGATACCCTATTTAACCCAACTCCAGAATTTATCACTGGTTCTTACATGACTGCGGTTGCAAATCAATATGCTTTGGGAGCCCATCAAGTAAATTTCCGCGTAATGTACGGAGAATGTATCTTTGAAAACGGAAGCGTAGTAGATTTTAAAGTTATCCACGCAGACAATGTAGTACTTTCTGGTAGCGCTATTGAAACTTGGGGAACAGATGATTCTATTATTTTAGAAGCTATTGCCGCAGAGCAAGGAACTACTGTTGATGCTATTGTATCTGGCAGCATGAAGAACGGTATGTTCTAATATAATTTGTAAACTATTTATATAAAGTTATGCTTAAAAAAGTGTTTTATAATAGCTCTTTACCAAGAGCAGGTTCTACTTTAATCCAAAATATACTAGGACAGAATCCAGACATCCATACAACCCCAACATCGGGGTTGTTTGAGATGATGACTACATGCCGAACATTGTTTTCAAATGGGATTGAGTTTAAAGCCCAAGATGTAAAACAAATGGAAGATGGTTTTAAAGGATTCTTGAAAGAAGGTATTTACGGATTTTACAACAACATCACAGACAAACCCTACGTTATAGATAAATCCAGGGGTTGGGGAATGGAACGCGACTTTATAAACGCGTACGACCCCAACCCCAAAATTATCTGTATGGTGCGAGATCTTAGAGCCATCTATGCTTCTTTAGAAAAGAAATACAGAAGTAACCCACTAGTAGAAACCAACATTGCAAATTGGGGGGATTTAACAGGAACTACTACAGACAAACGTATGCTAGTTTGGGCTAACAACCCACCAATAGGCCCTTCAATGGATAGGCTATACCAAACATTGGTAGCAGGTACTCACCAACATATTTTATTTGTTAAATTTGAAGAATTATGTATAGATCCAGAATCTCAAATGAAACGTATCTACGATTATCTAGAAATTCCATATTTCAAACACGACTTTGATAATATTGAACAGATAACCTATGAAGATGATAAATGGTATGGTATATTTGGGGATCATGTTATTAGAGGTAAATTAAAGCCTGTTAAAAACGATTTTTACGAGGTACTAGGATCAAATGCTTGTAAAATAATTGAAGATAATAATAGATGGTTTTTTAACGATTTCGGGTATCAAATATAAAAAAATGAATATAGGTTACAAGACAGAAACAGATTTGCTAAAAGAAGAAACACTAGCAGTTCTAGAAGACAAGTCCAACGACAGTACTAAGTATGTTGTATGGCACATTGAAGGAGGGTTAGGTAAAAATGTAGCAGCTACAGCTCTTATCTCTTCAATAAAACAAAAACATCCGGATAGAAAATTAATCCTTGTGGTATCGTACCCCGAAGTATTCCTAAACCATCCAGACATTCATAGGGTATATAGAGTGGGAGCAACATCTTATTTTTATGATGATTATATCAAAGATAAAGATACAGTTGTATATAAACACGAACCATACTTTCAATCTGATCATATAATGCGTAAAAAACATTTGATCGAAAACTGGTGCGATCTGTTAGGAATTAAATTCGAAAAACAATTGCCTATTTTATACCCAAATATGCTACAAAAGGATATGGCATACGGGTGGAAACGTGATAAACCTACTATGGTTTTGCATACTAATGGAGGTCCACTTACGCAAAACAATCTATATTCTTGGACCCGAGATATGCCATATGGTGTAGCCCAAGCTATTGCTGAAAAATACTCAAACAAATACCATATTATCCAAATAGGTAGAGATGAAAGACAAGCAGTACCTGGAGTAGAGTTTGTAAATGTTCAAATGACTAACCACGAGCTATTCAGCATGCTAGTTTTATCGGATAAACGTGTGTTAATCGATTCAAGCTTGCAACATGCGGCGGCCGCAATGCAATTAAAATCAACAGTATTGTGGGTTGGTACTACCCCTAAAAACTTTGGATATGAAATGCATTCAAATATTGTAGCAAATCCTCCTAAAGGTAATGTAAAAATGATCGATTCCTATTTGTTCGATTACTCTTTTGATGGTATCTTCCATGAATGTCCTTATATGGATATGAATGAAATGTTTAATATTAACGATATCTTTAAATCAATAGATGCACAATGATAACAGTTTTGTTTGGTCAACCCCATTCCGGAAAGTCTACTTTAGCTAATGAGCTAAAAGGACACAATATAGACGGAGATAAATTAAGAGAATTATTTAAAAACAAAAACTTCACTCGTGAAGGTCGTATACAAAACCTAAACAGAGCCAGCGATATTGCCCACTACTTAAATAGTACAGGAACAGATGTGGTTTTGTCTTTGGTATACCCCTATAAAGAAGCAAGAGATTACTTAAGAAGTTTGACTAGCGAAGTAAAGTTCGTACATTTAACCTACGAGGTAGATAGAGGTAGAGAACAATATCACGTATCGGATTTTGAATATCCACAAGATGAAGATGTACTACATTTAAATACTGAATGGCTAGAAATAAACGATTGTATAAAACAAATTTTAGAATATGTGGGATAAAAAATTACACGTTAAATCATCATTGACCAAAAAACCAAATCAATGGTCTTTGTTTATAGGCAGATGGCAACCTTTACATGAAGGGCACAAACAATTGTTCCGCCAAGTAATAGATGAAGGTGGTAAAGTGTGTGTTGCCATTAGAGAAGTAGAAATAGATGATAAAAATCCATTTACCTCTCACGATATAATGCTTAATATTGCTAGAGAAATGCAAACCGAAATCCGAGCCGGCAAACTAAAAGTAATCACTATACCCGATATCTGTTCAGTTGAATTTGGTAGAGGAGTAGGATACGATATTATAGAACATATCCCACCACAAGAAATAGCTGAAATATCTGCTACTAAAATAAGAGAAGATTTACGTACAAATGGTAAGCTTTAAAAGACACATTGCAAAAACAATATCTTATAGAATAATAAGTACCAGTATTGGATTTGCTACAATGTGGGCAGTTACCGGTTCTATTAAAATGGGAGCCGCTTTTAGCATTGTAGAGCTACTTTGGAAACCCATTCAGTACTATATACACGAAAGAGTATGGTACAAATGGGTTAAATATGGAATAAAGAATGAATAACCTTATATATTTATAACCACACAAAATTAAATTACAAATTATCTATGCAAACCACAGAAAAAATTCAATTAACTCCTGAGGAGCTATCTAAACTACAAGAAGGAAACAATAAAGTAGCAGACATTGTAGCTTCCTTAGGTCAAATTGAAATACAAATATCTCTTCTACAGAAAAACAAAGAGTCTTTATTGGCAGCTTTTTCCCAAACCCAACAGGATCAAAACCAATTAGGAGCAGAATTGACCCAAAAATATGGGGATGGTACAATAGACATGACTTCCGGAGAATTCACTAAGGCAGGATAGTTTTTTGAAAGAGTTTCTCATATTTATAACAAAACAATATAAAATAACTTAATAAAATGGCAGAAACTCTATTATCTCCCGGTGTATTAGCAAGAGAGAACGATCAATCTTTTATACAAGGTCAGCCACTTGAAAGAGGAGCAGCTATAATTGGACCCACTACAAAAGGACCAGTTGAAACCCCAACACTAGTAGGTTCATTTAGTGAATTTACTAATATTTTTGGTGGAGCTGTTCAAAGTGGATCTAACGTATATTCTTACCTTACTTCAATTGCAGCTAACAACTACTTCCAAAATGGTGGTACTTCTTTACTAGTAACTAGAGTAGTCACTGGTTCTTTCACCTCCGCAACTAGCTCATTGATGCCAACAGGATCAGGTGGCCCAACTACTGGTTTATCTCCATTTGTACTTGAAACAATTTCTGAAGGTATTATTATGAATAGTACTAGTACTGAAATTTTAGGTTCTTTACCTTCAGGTTCAAGCGATAACATTAGATGGGAAATTCCAACTGTTAACACTGCTTCTGGGACATTTGCATTGTTGATTAGAAGAGGAGATGACAATAACGTACAAAAAGTAGTACTAGAATCTTACAACAACTTATCACTAGATCCATACTCTTCTAACTATATTTCTAAAGTAATAGGTGATGTGAATTTCAATTTAGTTAATGATGGTAATGATTTTTTCATTCAACAAACTGGTTCTTATTCTAACATTTCTAAATATGTAAGAGTAAGACAAGTAAACTTTAATACTCCAAAATACTTTGACAATAACGGTATTGCTAAAGTAGCCTTTACAGGATCTTTACCAGCTGTAAGTTCAGGTTCATTTGGTTCTGCTGTTGGATCTAATATCCCTATAGGTAGAGCAGCTAACTTCTATAATAATATTAACGCTGTAGATAGCCAAGGACTAACAGGTGGTAACTATACAAATGCAATCGCATTGTTATCAAATGAAGATGAATACAAATACAATGTAATATCTATTCCTGGTCTATTAGCTTCTACTCACGCTACTCAAACCACAGCCTTAGTAAATAATACAATTAAAAGAGGTGATTCTATTGCAATTATAGACTTAGTAGGATATAACTCACAAATAAATGCAGTAATAAACCAAGCATCTGGATTTGATTCTAGCTATGCTGCTGCATACTGGCCTTGGTTGCAAACTATCGACCCTAATACAGGTGAGGCAGTTTGGGTACCAGCTTCAACAATGATCCCAGGTGTATATGCATTTACTGATGCTTCAAGTGATCCATGGTTTGCCCCCGCAGGTATTACTCGTGGCGCATTAGGCCAAGTAATTAGAGCTGAAAGAAAATTAACCGCTGGAAATAGAGATGATATATATGAAGCAAATGTTAACCCAATTGCTACATTCCCTGGAAGTGGAGTAACAGTATTTGGCCAGAAAACACTTCAGAAACGTGCTTCTGCACTTGATAGAGTAAACGTGAGAAGATTGTTGATTGCTCTTAAGGGCTTCATCGGCCAAGTAGCAGAAGGATTGGTATTTGAACAAAATACAGCCGCTACTAGAAATAACTTCTTAAGCCAAGTAAATCCATACTTAGAATCTGTACAACAAAGACAAGGTTTATATGCTTTCAAAGTAGTAATGGATGAAACTAACAACACACCTGATGTAGTAGATAGAAACGAGCTAGTAGGTCAAATATTCCTACAACCAACTCGTACTGCTGAATTCATTGTGTTGGATTTCAACGTGTTGCCAACTGGTGCAGTTTTCCCTGCATAAGGAGTTAGAATTTAGATATTTATAATAAAATAAAGCACATATAAAATGGCAGTATTAGATCCAAACGAAATATTCTTCACAGCTTTTGAACCAAAGCAGGCGAATAGATTTATAATGTATATAGATGGTATCCCCTCCTATACCGTAAAAGGTATGGGAGCGGTAACATTAACTCAAGGAACAGTAGCTCTTAACCACATTAACGTTCAACGTTTTGTTAAAGGCAAAACTACTTGGGGACCAATCCAATTTACCCTATTTGATCCAATCACTCCTTCCGGTGCACAAGCGGTAATGGAGTGGGTTAGATTGCACCACGAATCTGTAACTGGTAGAGATGGATACTCTGATTTCTACAAGAAAGACTTAACATTCAACGTGTTGGGTCCAGTTGGAGATGTGGTATCCGAATGGATTATCAAGGGAGCAATGATCACTGATGCGGGCTTTGGTGAATATGGTTGGGATACAGAAAACACAGCCGTTAACATTACAATGACTGTCCAACCAGATTACTGTGTGTTAAACTTCTAATTAAATTTTTTACATAAATTTTTTAACCTACCCCATATCGGGGTAGGTTTTTTTATATATTAAAAAAATAGTTTGGATTCGTCAAAATCCTTTATTACCTTCATATTTATCATAGAACAAAAGTTATTTTAAAACAAGTATATGACCGAATTTAAGTTACCTACCGAAACAATCGAATTACCCTCCAAAGGCTTATTGTATCCTTCCGACAGCCCACTTGCTAGTGGCACTATTGAAATGAAATACATGACCGCTAAAGAAGAGGATATCTTAACCAACCAATCCTATATTCAAAACGGAACAGTATTAGACAAATTGCTCCAATCCCTAATTGTTACCAAAATTAGCTACGATGATTTGCTAATTGGGGATAAAAATGCAATTATGATCGCAGCCCGTGTTTTAGGATATGGTAAAGATTATAAATTTACATACCGTGGAGAAGAAGAAACAGTTGATTTGTCCAAAATAGAAAATTCCCCATTACACGAGGAGATACAAAAAGCTAAATCTAACGAATTTGCTTTCACACTCCCAGGTTCAGGTAACGTGGTTACTTTTAAACTATTAACTCATGGTGATGAGAAAAAAATAGAACAGGAAACAAAAGGGTTAACTAAAATAAACAAAAACTCTTCTACTACCATCACTACCCGATTAAAACATCAAATTCTTTCCGTTAACGGGGAAACAGAAAAACCCAAAATCCGAGAATTTGTAGACAATTACCTCTTAGCTCAAGATTCAAGAGCATTAAGAGAAAGAATAAAAGAATTAAGTCCGGACGTAGATTTAACTTTTTTTCCCGAAAATGGGGACAACCGAGTCGATATTCCAATTGGACTTAACTTTTTTTGGCCTGACCTCTAATACAGCCCCCGAATTTCGATTAGCAGTATTTAAACAGATCCATGAAATCGTATTCCACGGACAAGGTGGATACGATTGGGATACTGTTTACAATATGCCGTTATGGCTACGTAGATTCACGTTTAATGAAATTCGCACATACTATGAACAGCAAAACGAGACCGTTAAAAAACAACAGTCATCCAACGCTAAAAGCTTAGTTAGCCCTGATGGTACGGTAAATACCCCTGAGTTTATGAAAGCATCCAAAGAATTTAAAGGTAAAACAAACTATAAATAATCATATTTATAACATATACCTTAATAATATATGGCTAGTCAGGAAGAATTAAATAGACAACAAAAATTTAACGACGAAAAAAATGAGCAAATTTCTCTAGAAAAAGAGCTAATTGCCGTACTAGCACGTAGAGCAGGGATTGATTCTAGCATACTTAGTGACCAACAAGATATATCTAATACTTTAAAAGATCAAGTTAAGTTTTTAAAATTTCAAAATGCTGAAAAAACACTATTAACTAGTCTTACTACTAAAATTAATAATATAGCTAGACAAACTTTAAAAACTAGTTTAATACTATTAGATCAACAACAAGTAAAATTTTCTAAAGAAAACGATGAACTTAGCAAAAGTATAGCGGATAGTATTGGAGAACAAGTAAAAGAAACTCAAAAACTTCTTGATAATTTAGATAAAGTAGAAAAAACTTCTAATGCCGTATCTAAAAACTTTGGAGTAAAGACATTTGATGCTCTTTCAGATATAACTAAGAAACTACCAGGTTTAAATAAATTTTCCGAGCCATTCCAACAAGCAAGTGAAGCTGCCCGTTCTACGTCGGCTAACATAGAAATGGCAGCTAAAAGTGGAGGAAAAGGTCTTACTGCTGAAAAAATTAAACAGTTAGGATTAGAAAAACAAGTTGGAGATCTTACTGGAAGTGCAGCCGCTAATAAACTTAAGGGAATGAGTGGATTTTCTAAAGGATTAGTTGCGGCGCAAGCCGGATTTAAAGCTTTAGGTCCTATGATAAAAAAAGCATTAGGACCCGCTGTATTAATTGCTGAATTAGTTAAGGGTATAATGCAAGCAGATAAAGAAACTACTGAATTGCAAAAATCAATGGCTTTATCTAAAACTGAAGCAGCAGGCTTTAGATTAAATTTAGGGATGGCTGCTTCTGCTTCCGGGAATATTAACATTACAGCTTCTAAATTATTAGAAACATTTAGTGCTTTAAATAAACAATTTGGTTTTATAACTAATTTTGCTACTGACACATTAGTTACAATGACTAAATTGACAGGTGTGGTAGGAGTTAGTTCCGAATCTGCAGGAAATTTAGCTGCTGCTTCTGAAGTTACAGGAACAAGTTTTGAATCCAACTATAAAGATGTACTAGCTACAAGTTATGAGCTCCAAAGACAATCTGGGGTTCAAATGGATCTAAGAGATATTTTAGAACAAACTGGTAAGGTAACAGGTACTGTTAGAGCTAATTTAGGTGCTAATCCATCACAAATAGCTAAAGCAATTACTCAAGCTAAATTATTTGGTGCTTCTTTAGATCAAGTAGCAAATGCCGGTAAATCTTTACTTGATTTTGAATCCTCCATTACCGCTGAACTAGAAGCAGAATTATTATTAGGTAAAGACATAAATCTTGAAAGAGCAAGAGCAGCAGCTTTAGCAGGAGATCAAGTTACATTAGCACAAGAATTACAGAAAGAAGCTGGTAATTTCTCCGACTTCACCAAAATGAATGTTATCCAGCAAGAAGCATTAGCTAAAGCTATGGGAATGACTTCAGATCAACTAGCTGATATTTTATTCCAACAAGAGGTACAAGGTAAATCTGCTAAAGAATTACGAGCATTAGGTAAAGAAGATTTAGCTCAAAGAGTAGAAGCTCAAGATCTTCAAACCAAATTCAATGCTACCGTAGAAAAATTACAAGGAATATTTGCAGATGTAGGTACTGCAATCACCCCAATATTGCAAATACTTGGATCAGCTTTATCTATAGTAGGAGCATTAGTTGGATTAATAGGTGATATTGTTAAAATGTTCCAAGGAGATTTTAGTTTCTCAGGATTTACAGGAGGATTAAAATCTGCTGCATCTGGAATAGCAGGAGCATTTGGAGCTACTCAATCAGTACAAGATGGTATAGCTCCTCCAGATAGAGGCCCATTCACAGTCACAGATAGTTATGGAGCTACCGCAATTACTGCTAAAGGTGATGGGATAGCAGTATCTCCTAATATAAATCAAGGATCAGATAATACTGAAACAAAACGTACTAATCAACTACTTGAATCATCTGTAAAGGCATTAGAACAATTAACTCAACTATCAGCTAGACCATCAGTATTCCAAATAGGAACAGATGAATTCTATACAGCTACCTCAAAATATAGCTATCAAGTTCAATAATATTTAATATTTATAATAAATTAAAAACCCATACACAATGGCACTATTAGATAAACTACAAAAAGAGGGTACAGTATTAACTCCTTTAAGAGGCACTAGACCAACAGCTACTTTAGTAAAAGATGTAATTCAAGTAAATGATACTTTTTCTAAAGGACAATATCAAAGCTATGTTGTTAATACCCCTAGATCTTTAGATCTTACAGGTAACAAGTAATATTAAATGGCATTAATAAGCCGAAATACAGACCTAAAATCTTTACGGTACGGAAAGGATCGAGTAGGTGGTGGGAACAGTAATCAACCTTACATCAAATCCCCTATCCCCGAAAACAGAAACCAACTAGACCGTAGTGGGGGAATTGACTTTCTCTTACGTGGTGGAACGTTAACCCCTTCTAGAGCTGTTGAGGATGTATCTAGGTTAACTAAAATGTTTGGTGATTTTAAATCTCCAAACGGAGTACTTTTTACTGCCAAGCAAAATTTACTCTCTAGAACCGGTGTAAAAACCCAAGCTAGTGGAATTTTAAATGAAGGTGTTTATTTACCAACTTCAACTTTACTGCAAGCCGCAGGTAATGCTTTTGGCATCTCCAACATCTTTTTCACCTCTAGGGGCAATTATAGGTGTAGTTTCTAATATTTTATCTACTTCCCCACAAATTTCTTCTAATCCTAATGAAATTTTAAATTATGGAGGAGGACCAGGTTCTACTTTGGGCATAGGAAAAACATCTATAAAAAGATATAGCTATACTACACAGGGTGTAACAGATAGTAAAAATTCATCATATAATAAAAAATATTACGGTGTAACAAATTTTTCTAACATTACTCCTACACAAACTAGTGAAAAAGGAGTATTTACTTTAAGAACTGACTATCAAATAGATAAAAAAACTAACACTGATAGAGGTTTAAATTTTACTATAGTAGGGAATGATGTTTTTAAAGGAAGATATTATGTTTTAGATGCTAAAACTATATTTAATAAGCCTTCTTCTAAAGATGATTCAATTATCCAACCAGATTTTAGAAAAGATTTATTACCTCAACAATACAGTAATCTTAAAAAAAACATATTATCTAAATCCCCAGATTACACAACTAAAAATATAGAAAATAGAGTTAATCTAGGAGATCCAGGTAAACGAAGTA